TAACAAGTACGCGGCTGCGCTGTGTCCAACCGCTGTGCTCATTCAACACCGTTGCGGCAAGCTGTCGCGCCCAAGCCTCCCCGCCCGCAAGCGTGCGGAGGTATCGTTGCGGGATAGCCATGCGGTCAGCAAGTTGCCCTATGGCATTGTCGTGAAGTGTAAATTCTCCATCGGGCATGCTCATTGAAAGGCTGCCCCCCTCCCCGTCAAAAGTGATGACGGGGTTGTGGTCGTTGAGTTTGAGGTTCACACCGATAGGCGCAATATAGTCCTGCGCTATCTTCCCCTCATTCACGAGTCGCTCCATTGTTGCCTGTACTCCGACGGCTTTCCCGTCAATCATTTTCTGAACTTTGTTCATTACTACTTCGTTCAAACCCTGTTGAACCATTGAAACTGTTGTTGTCATAATTCTGTTATTTTAGTTGTTTATAAATTGTTTTATGCTTCGTAAGTCTCCTGCCAATCTACTCCTGTCAATTCGCAAGCCACGAAACACAAGGTATTGCAACCGCAGGGAGTAAAAAGGAAATAGCCGTTTTCCACATCCTTAAACCCACTCTTAAAATCGCCTTTCCAAGCCTCATAGTTGTGCATAACGGCTTCCTCTGTAACATTGAAACCGTGCTCGGCAAACTCTTTTATCACTTCATCGAGATTGAAATCTTCGTAATGATTACAATTCTCGGCATTCTTAATTCTGACAGTGTACTTTTTCATAACTTGATATCTTTTAGCTGTTAATTAAATTCTGCGTTAAAAACTCCTCTGCCTCCGCCAGTAGTTCGTCGGTGGTAAGGTTGTCTGTACTGGGTTCAAAACCTGCGAGGTATGCACCATCTATAATTTCCCGTGTCATCATAATTATTTGTTGTAAAAAGTTATACGTAAGCCTCTGCGCAACTTGCAATAGCAGGCATCCTCCATACCGCGCTCGGCTCTGCCTATAAACTTGTTGGCAAGTTCAACATTTATCAGAGATAGCAAACCACTTACCCCAACCAAAGTGTTAATCTTCTGTCCGTCATCATTTACCCCAGCTACCTTGATACGGTAGTTTTTGTTGATGTACTTCGTCGAGTAATTTAAAACCTGCTGTGTCATAATCGCTGCTATTTTCGTTATATCAAATGTGATTGTATTGTAATCATGAGGCAAATTTAGTGTGTTATTCTTATTATAACAAACTTTTCGCGAACAGAAATTAACCGAACAGGATATATTTTTATTGTTTTAACTCTTGCGGGAAGGTTTCTCAATTTTCTCGCCTATCCACAATTAAATGGCAATAATTTCAGGATGTAAAGAAAATTATGACTATATTATAATCATTTTAAGTTTTATTGATTATCTTTGTGGCGTTCACCGAATAGTTAATTTAATCTTTAGTATATGAAAGAAAAAATCTTAGCGGCGTTGAAAGCCAAATTCAAGGGGGGCAACGCCAATGTACTGAACAGGATTGCCGAGAAACTCGCCAAGACTGTAACGACAGATGAGCAGATAACCACGGCTGTCGAGGGGGTTACACAGGAACTCATCGAGGTTATCGAAAGCTATGGCGACAGCCGAGCAACGGAAGCCTCACAGACTGCCACGCAGACCTACGAAACTAAGTACGGGCTGAAAGATGGCAAACCAATCAATAACGGGGGCGCGGTAACAGACACACAGCAACAGGGCGGCACAACCGTTACGACAACAACACAACCCGCAGGGGGTACTGAAACCGTCCCAGCTTGGGCACAGCAGCTTATCGACAGCAACAAGACGCTGTCGGAGCGCTTGGACAAAATGGATGGCGACCGTACAACCGCAACCCGCAAACAGCAACTTTCAGCGGTGTATCAGAAACTGCCCGAGAACCTCCGCAAGCCTTACGAGCGTATCTCCGTAGATGCGCTTTCTGACGAGGAATTTACAACCCTCGTAGGCGAGGTAACGACAGAGGTTGACGGACTTGTTGCAGACATCAATTCCAAAGGGGCTGTCTTCGGCAGACCTACCGCTCATAACGGCGGTGGGAACAATCAAGGGGACGCGCTGACCAAAGAGCAGGAGGCGGCAATCGCTGTACGCGAGGGCAAGAAATCCGAAGATGGACAGCCGTTCTAATGTCTAACAATTTAACAACATTACGAAAATGAGTATGACAGTCACTCGTCGTAAGGACACCCGCACACCTCGTGTTCTTATGCACAAGGTCGCCGATATCCGGGGAGGCGTTTCTGTGAACGTCTCGGAACTTGGTGGCGACTATCTGAAAGAGGGGAGCGTGTTGAGCGCACCCGACAATGGCATCTGCCATGTAGTGAAAGTTGCCGAAGTTGTCGAAGCAGTTACAGCCACCGCCAAGACCGTAAAGGTCAAGAAAGGGCATAACTTCAAGCAAGGCGACTTCGTGCTGCTGGGCGAAAACAGCGTAGCAGTTGAAATCGCATCCATCGACAGCAAAGGCAAAGAAAGCGA